ATGTGGTCAACCGCCGGCACAGAATCCAGCACAGTGTTCCTGCGATACCGCGAACAAGGGCTACGCCTAATCGACTCAAGCCGCCAAGGCGCGCTCTACATGGCCGAATGGTCACCACCACCCGACGTCGACCCAATGACCCCCGGCGCCTGGAAATACGGCAACCCCGCGCTCGGGCACACCCTGCAAATGGAAACAATTGAGGCTGAAGCCCAGTCGCCCGACCGGGCAGCGTTCCTGCGCGCTTCCGTCAATCTGTGGGTGGCGTCTGATCGGGCGTGGGTGCGTCCAGGACAATGGCCCGACCTAGAACACACTGGCAATGTGCCACCCGGCGGGGTGATCGCAGTTGAATCCAGCCTGGACGACTCCAGGTACTTTGGTGTGCGCGCTGCACCAACAGGGGACGGCCGCGTCGTCGTCACCGTCGCGTTTCATGTTGACACGATCGCCCAATGCATAGACGCCATCACCGAAGCCGCCACCGACCCGAAGGTGACGTTTGCGGTCAGCCCCACCATTGAGCTGCACATGCCCAAAGCACTCGAGCGCAGATACCAAGTCGTCGGGTACGGCGAACTATTGCGCTACACGCCAGCAGTCAAAAACATGATTGAGGAAAAAACATTGCGCCACACCGGGGAACAAATGCTGGCCGAACACGTCCAACGCGCCGTCGCTGTTCGCAGCCAAGGCTCCATGGCGTTGTCATCGCAACGATCACCAGGGCCGATCGAATTAGCCAGGTGCATGGTGTGGGCTGCCGCGCTCGCTGCTCGACCCGCCGCGGCTGGAAAACCGATGATCGTGATTGCGGGCAACTAGTATCCGCGTCGGAACCCCTGCCACTTACCTTTCGTCGGGATCGGGCAACGTCGGTGGGGGTTCCACCAAACTTCACTCAGATCGGGCAACATAGACGCATGGCACTGTTCAGCAAAGGCGCAACCAAAGCAGCAATTAGCCCGGCACCCGCTAAAGCTGCGGCCGCTGGCGGCTACACCGGCAACCAAGCCGGCGTGTCAATGATTGGTCAGTATTACTCGTACCAAGAAGGCGAAGCACGCAACCGTGCAATAAGCGTGCCAGCAATCAACCGTGCACGCGATCTCATGGCGAGCGTCATCGGTTGTATGCCGCTACGCATGTACAACGAGCGTTGGATGGATGGCAGCCGCGAAAAAATCTACCTTGACCCGCGCTCATGGTTGCGTCGACCAGACCCAACCGTGCCGTACCAATTCTTGATGGCGTGGACGCTTGACGACTTGCTGATGTTTGGTCGTGCGTTCTGGTACATCTCGAGCCGCACCGCCGACGGCTACCCGGCTTCGTTCACACGTCTGCCCGCCGGCAGCATCACCACCACCGACATGGCTGGCCCCGTGTGGTTTGCCCAATCAAAGCAAGTGTATTTCAACGGTGGCATGATCAACCCCGACGACTTAGTGCAGTTCTTGTCGCCGGCACAAGGCCTGATCTACTCGAGCCCTGGCGCAATCGAGACCGCGCTAAAGATCGAAGCCGCACGCAACCGCAACGCATCATCGAGCATCCCGTCAGGCGTGCTTCGACAAGTCGGTGGCGAACCAATGACCGCCCAAGAGCTTGCCGACCTGGCGGCCGCGTTCAACCAGGCACGCGCCACCAACCAAACTGCCGCGCTCAACGAGTTTGTGGAATACAAAGAGACTTCCATGACCCCGGACAAAATGTTGCTGATTGACTCGGCTAACTACAGCGCGCTTGAGGCCGCCCGCATCGCCAACGTGCCGCCATACCTGGTTGGCGTGTCAACCGGGTCGTACTCGTATCAGTCATCACAGCAGGCCCGCGCCGATCTCTACATTTTCGGCGTGAAGCTGTACGCGGAAGCGATCGCCGAGACGCTGAGCATGGACAACGTGCTGCCCCGCGGCACATACGTTGAATTTGACCCAACCGAATACTTGTCAGAGAACTACACCGCTGACAGGATGGACGAACCAGTCGTAGAAAACACCCAAGAACAGATTGCGAACCGCTAATGCCGTACTACATCACCAAAGACGCAGAGGATTGTGCAGGTTGGGCCGTTGTCACTGGCGACATGGAAATTCAAGGCTGTCACCTGTTGAAGCAAGACGCGATCGATCAAATGGTGGCGATCAGCCAAGAGGAAGGCATTGAGCCGGGCGGCGAACTGGAAATAGAGGAAGAGGACGACGAAATGAAAGAAATGCAAGCGGCCGCAAAGCCCGTGAAGTTGCAAGCACAGGTGTGGATTGAAGCCGCAAAGGGTGAAGGCAAGCGCACGATTAGCGGCATCGCCGTGCCCTACGGCGTGGATGCAACCGTGACGGGTGGCGAAAAAATCCGTGTTGAAGCAGGCGCACTGCCTGTGGACGGCAAAGCCCCCAAACTGTTCATGTACCACGATTCAACACAGCCCGTCGGCGTGGTCACCGAGCGCGTTGAAACCGAGGAAGGCATGTTGTTTTCGGCCCGCATCGCCCCAACCGCCGCAGGCGACGAAGCCCTAGTTCTGGCACAGGAAGGCGTGCTCGACAGCGTGTCCGTCGGCATCAACCCAACCAAGTGGCGCATGGACGGCGACACGATGGTGGTCAAGGCCGCTGAATGGGTCGAGCTGTCACTAGTGCCAGTGCCCGCGTTTGCCGGGGCCGTTATCACCGAGATCGCGGCAAGTATCCACCAAAACGAAAATCAAATCAGTAATAATCACGAGGAAGTCATCGAGAAGGAGCAACCCCCCATGTCAGAAAAGATCGAAGCCGCAGCCGCCGAGGAAGTCATCCCCACCGCGCCGCTGCCCGCACAGCCCAAGCGCAAGTTTGACTTGCCAACGCCGGGCGAATACCTCGCCGCCATGCACATCGGTGGCGAAACGTTCCGCAACGTCGCTGCCGCTGCACGCGACTTCATGCTGTCAAAGCAGACCGCATTGCAAGCCGCTGCTGGTGACGTTCTCACCACCGACACGCCCGGTCTGTTGCCGGTGCCTGTTCTCGGCCCAGTATTTGAGAACCTCAACTACATGCGCCCCGTCGTGTCGGCAGTCGGCGCACGCGCCATGCCAGACGGTGGCAACAGCAAGACGTTCATCCGCCCGACCTGGACAACCCACGTTTCGGTTGGTTCACAGTCGCCCGAACTGAACGGTGTGTCGGCAACGACGCCAGTGATCGCAAGCAACGTCGTCAGCAAGACGACGCTCGCTGGCCAAGTCACCTTGTCGGTGCAGGACATTGACTTCACCAGCCCCGCTGCGTTGAACATCATCCTGCAAGACCTGACCGGTCAGTACATGTTGCAGTCCGACGCTGTCGCTTGTAACGCGATCACCAACGGTGCAACCGCGTCCGGCTCGACCTGGACGGTCACCGCCAACGACCCGAGCACGCTGATCGCAGCGATCTACGACGCAGCCACCGACATTCTGTCGGCCACGAACTTCTTGCCCGACCATGTGTTCGTTGACCCGCAGGTATGGAAGAAGCTCGGCGGCCAGCTTGACGCAGACAAGCGTCCAGTGTTCCCATACGCGGGAGCCGCTGGACTCATGGGCGTCAACGCAATGGGCAACGCCAACGTCACTCAGCTCAACACGTTCAACCCGTTCGGCCTCAACTTGGTCGCCGACCGCGCATTTGCCAACAACACCATGGTGGTGGCACGCGGAACCGCGATCGAGTTCTACGAGCAGGTTCGTGGCTTGATGTCGGTCGAAGTGCCTGGCACCCTCGGTCGCACGTTCTCGTACTATGGGTACGTTGCAACATTCATCGCAGACGGTCAGCAAGTCAAGTCGATCGCCATCGCCTGATCGGATAAGGGGCCACCGTTATGGCCACTTACACGGTCACCAACAAATACCTGCTCGACAACTACGCCGTAGTTCAGCTTCTCACCCCCGCGGAGCTTGAACTCGGCCAGTCGATCACGGTTGCCGGCGTCGACGCGACGTTCAATGGCACATTCACCGTCCGTGCTCTGCCCCAGTACCGCTTCACTGGGGTAGACACGGAAGGCGATCTGCTGTACGACTACCAGGAGCCGATCGCCAATCAGGTGCTGTATGCCAAGACGGCTGCTGATGTGGAGCGTCAAGCCGCCACTGGCACCGTCTCGAGCACACCGACCTGCACCTGGGTAAACGCCAACGACATTGCCGACTGGCTGTATGTCGCCCAGGCTGTAACCGCCGATGTCACGTTCCTAACGATTTGCGCGGCCGCAGCCAACCAGTTTTGTTACCGCCGCCGTCAAGAAGCCGGGTATGTCGATTCGCTGACCACTGTGCCATCGCAAGATGTCCGTTTAGGCGTAATTATATATGGGGGCGCGATGTACAGACAGCGCGGCTCGATCGATCAATTCGCGTCGTTCGATGCGATGGGCACCGCGTCCGTCGTTGGCCTATCGCCGATCATCAAACAGTTGTTGGGGATTGACCGCCCGCAGGTGGCCTAGTGGCTGTCCAAACGTTCACCGACCTGTTCAACACCGCGCTGAACAACCTGTCGACATTCCTACGCACCGTTACCGGGCTACGCGTCGTCACCGATCCGCGCAACCTGCAACCCAACTGCGTGCTCATCCAAGCACCGTCATTCACAGCCTGGACAAACGACGCGGTACGGCTGACGTTCCCAATCACGATTGTCGGTGTCGGCCCGGGCAATGAGGACGCGCTACGCACCATCCTGAACACTGTCAGCCAGGTGCTCGCCAAAAACGTGGCAGTGACTGACGGCCGCCCCGTAACGCTCGACATGGGCGGCACGATCGCCCCCGCCTACGAGCTGACCGTAGAAATGCTGGCCCAAGCATGAAATGGGTCGTCGTTTCTCCCCGCGTCGGCACGCCTGGTGCTGAATACGACATCGAAGGCGCAGCCGCCAACAACATCAACGTGCTCGGCCTGATCGCTGGCGGGTTTATCAAACCAGCCGACGAATCCACAAAATCGGAAACCAAATCACCTAAAGTCAAACGCAGAACGAAGGAGTAACCCCCCATGAGCACCAGCACCTACCTGTCCAACCCGGTCGTCACCGTCAACACGGTCGATCTGACCAACCAGTGCACCGCCGCCACACTGACCCGCACCGTCGAAGCATTGGACGCAACCGCGTTTGGTGACACATCACGCAAGTTCACTGGCGGTTTGCAGAACAACGAACTGACGTTGACGCTGCTTATGAGCTACGCGTCTGCTGAAACGTATGCCACGCTGAAATCGCTGGTAGGCACCACCACAACCGTGCGCGTGCAACCAGCCGCGCCACCCGACTCGGCCACCAACCCCGGTCTCGTTCTCACTGGCGCATACCTTGAGAACCTGCCTGTGCTCAACGCGTCGCTCGGTGAACTCAGCACCATCGACGTCACGTTTACGGGTGGCGTATTCTCCGAAGACGTAACCCCATAACCTTGGCTGACTAAATCGGCCCGACACGAAAGGAAGCCATGAAAATCACCATCCGCTACACCCGCAAAGGTGAAACGACCGAAGTATCCACGTCACTGCTGACCGTGGTCGCATGGGAACGCAAATTCAAGCGCAAAGCATCCGACATGGGCAACGGCATGGGCATTGAAGACATTGCGTTCTTGGCATTCGAAGCCAGCAAACAACACAAGGTCGTCGTGCCCGCTGCGTTTGATGATTTCCTGGCGTCGCTTGAATCGATCGAGGTGGTCAGCGAGGAAACCGAAAACCCTACCCCCGCGGCACCACCCGACGAGGACTAGCAGAACTGCTCGTCTCGATCGGCTGGTGGCCGCCAAGCATCGAATTTGACGTGGCTGACCTATTGACGGTCACTAAGGTCATTGAGGAACAGAACAGGCGGCGCAAATGACAAACGTGGAAGTGATCGGCGTCAAAGACGTCATCAAAGAGCTGCGCCAACTAGACCCCGAACTACGCAAACAATTCAACAAAGACGCCCGCAAAGTCGCCGAACCGATCATCAACGAAGCCAAAGGTAACTACCCGGCTAAATACCTGTCAGGCATGGCCCGCATGTGGTCACAGCGCGGCCGTCAACTGTTCCCGTACAACCAGCGTGACGCGCAACGTGGCGTGGTGTTCAAGATTGATACCGGGCGGCGCGCCACCAGCGTGTTGACCGTCATCCAGAAGAACCCTGCCGCAGCAATCATCGACATGGCTGGCAAAGCAGGTGGAAGCAACCCTCAAGGCGCACGGTTTATTCGACAACTGTTCGGCAGCCCGTCGCGTGTCATGTGGCCTGCTGCGGAATCCAAACAAGATGAAGTCACCAATGCCATGATGGAGCTGGTCAAAGAGGCAGCCCAAACAGTAGAAAACCGAATAGTGGTCATCAAATGAGCATCCGCATACCGATTATTAGCGAGTTTGACGGCAAAGGTATTGAGCGCGCCCGCAAAGAATTTGCGAACCTTGAGGGCGCAGGAGCCAAGGCAGGGTTTTTAGTCAAAAAGGCGTTCTTACCGGCGACGGCTGCTATCGGCGGTTTGGCAGTTGCGTTGGGTGACGCAACGAAAGCGGCTGCCGAGGACGCTGCCGCCCAGGCACAGTTGGCGTTGACGTTACGCAATACGACGGCCGCCACAGACGCCCAGATTGCTGCTGTCGAGCAGTCGATCAGTGCGATGTCAATGGCGTCAGGTATTGCCGATGATCAGTTGCGCCCGGCATTTGAAGCGTTGACCCGCGGCACAAAAGACATTGGTATTAGCACCCGCGACATGTCGCTGGTTATGGACATTGCAACGGCCACGCAAAGGCCGCTAGTAGACGTCGCCAACGCCCTGGCTATGGCCTACCAGGGCAACACCCGCGGCTTACGCACCTTGACGCCCGAAATGGCTGCGCTCATCAAAGAGGGCGCGTCCATGGACGAAATCATGAACGTGTTGGGCGGCACGTTCGGTGGGGCCACCAAGATTTTTGCTGAAACAGCCCAAGGCGGGTTTGTCCGGCTGTCTAATTCGATCAACGAAACCAAGGAAGCGGTGGGTGCCGCGCTGCTGCCAATCGTGGAAAAAGCGTTGCCGGTGCTCAACAAATTTGCGACGTGGGCGCAGAACAATCCCAAAGCGTTTTTGGCGATCGCTGGCGCAATCGGCGCAGTCGCCACAGCCATCGTCGCAGTGAACGTGGCCATGATGCTCAACCCGTTCAGCCTGATCGCCGCCGGCATCGCATTACTGGTGTCCGGGTTGGTAATTGCGTACAACAAATTTGATTGGTTCCGTAGTGGCGTCAACAACTTGATCAACTTCATGTTGGCTGGTGTCGAAACGTGGGCTAACGGATGGATTAGTGCGATCAACCTAGTCATTCGCGGCCTGAACTTGATCAACCCGTTTGGGGACATTCCGAGCATTCCCACTGTCAGTTTGCCGCGTATTGGTGGCGGGGGCGGCGGGGGCAGTTCGACGTGGCTTGGTGGCGAGAATCGCGGCAGCATGGGTGCGGGCGGTGGATTGGCCATTCCTGCGGCCGCTGTGCCGTCTTTGGCGGTCAAGGGCGGTGGTGGTGGCGGTGGCGGCGGTTCAAGCGTCTCGGTGGCTCCTAGAGGCCTTACAGGGCTAACTA